CATAAGGTTATATCATCGCTTAAACCAAGATGGAAGTCCTAAATGTGGTCTTCTATCAAATAGATTTTCTTTTGATCCTTTGGTTTTAGTGTTGTTATAATGAAGAAATACTTGAGCACAGTCTTTACCTTTGAAGGGTTCTCTCCAATGCTCTAATATATTTCCTTTATAAACCAACATATCTCCTGGATTAAGATTTACGGATATACCTTTCATTCCTTCTTTTTCAGAAGGCTCTATGAAGATAGGCCATTTGTCTCCACCAAGATTTAGTGTTGTAGATATCTCACAAGAGAATCTATCTTTGTGACGTTTAAGTTCATCACCTGGTTTATAAATTCTTGCATAAGTATAATTAGGTGTTAGTTTTAATTTTGTAGTTTTTTCCATAACAGGTTGAAGCTTTAACATTAAAGTTTCAAAAGCTATGTTTGAATATTGAGAATAAGTATTTGGTATTTGTTCATCTTGTCCTTCATAATAACCAATCATGGTTTCAAAAGGTGAAATGTATCTTTCCTTTATACAAGTATCATATACCTGTTTTTGCATTGAGAAATAATTATAGAGAAAGATAGCTAGATCTTTTGAGATTGCTTCTTTAATGACACAAAAGTTATCTTTTTTAAAATCATACTTTTTAGACATTTTTAGCCATCTCTTTTAAGATTGCTGATATACAAACATGAATAAATCTAAATGGGTTTTTACCATAATCAACCGCATATTCATGCTCCATGTACCCTGGAAATATAATCAAGGTTCCAGGATTAGGTTTAAAGTGAACTAATTCTGTTCCATGAAAAATACCATTACCAGGTTTCATCTTTAATTTAGTTGCACGTGCACCTGTTCTTGGTTCGTGAAAAATAGGAAATGATGTTTCTGGTCCACACTTTAAAAAATAAAAAGCATTGACGTGCGTGTTCCAATGAATATGTGCATTATGATGTCCACCACCTTTTGATGCAAATTCTTGCACCCAACTTTGTTCATAAAATGTTTGATACAAACTCATATCAAATCCTTGCCAATCTAAAAATTCCCAACACTTCTGACCAACATAATTATGAAAGTCTCTAAATTTAGAGTCAACTGTTAATGGTGTTGAGTGATGAGCAATTCCAAAATCACCAAATTTTTTAATGTGATCTTTGTTTCTTTTCTTTGCTTCCTTGATATAAGGATCGCTTGCCTTGTTTAGTGATTTAATGAATTCAGGTTTCTCCTCAATCCATATGGGTGTTTTAAAGTATTCTAGTATTTGCATATTATTTAAATGGATATCCAAGGTTCCATATAACCAATGAATATCTAGTTCCTCTTGTTACGGGTTGTACTCGATGCCAAACAAATGAAGGGAATACTACGATCGAGCCTTTAGGTAATATTTCCTTTGAGGTGATAACGTGTTTGTCTTCATCTCTCATATGAGGATCATAAGATCTTGTATCAAATTGAAGTTCACCACCACTATATTCAGAACTGTCAGTTAACTGACAAGTTACAGAAAGCTTTCTAATCATTCCTTTTTCAGGGCCTTCTTTTTCATAAGGCTTGTCCCATGAATCACAATGCCAATCATAATATTGATTATGTTTATATTTTGTAAATTGACACGATTCAGATCTTAACCAATCAAAATTCCAACCAGCATTTTTATTGGCTGTATGTACATAAGGATGTATTTCTTTATAGATCCAAGTATCATTTAGCCAAACTAAATCTGATTTTCTTTTTCTCTGCATGTTTAAAACTTGTTCTTGTGTTAATTCTTTGTCACCAAATCCACCCGTTCTTGCCATCGTTTCTTCTTTAGACAAAGCATATTTAATAACTTCATCACAAAATTTTGAAGTTAATGCAGATTTAAAAGCCCAATAATGGTTAGATATATTCATAAGTAATGGTTTGAATAAAATTCAATTGATCACTTTTATTAGGTGAAATGTAATACATTTGCGTCGCTGGAAACATAACAAAGGTATTATTGTTAATAGGTATGTCCCAAGATCTTCCTGCTCTTCTGTTATCATCAAAATGGATTCTGACAAAACAAGAATTTTTTGCAATTTTAACTCCATATAAAAATACAAAGTCAGGTGAGTTTCTTAAATCAACAGGATCAACTTGTTTTAAAGGAAGAGAAGATTGATTTGGCTTATACATATCTCCCCATGTTTTTTTATTTACCAAAGAAAAACCGTATTCTAAATTAATATGATCTCTCATATAAGTATTAAGCATGTCCCATTTTCTAGAGAATGGAAATTCCTTGTTAAATAAATTTTGAGTTAAAATATCTTGTGCAAGTTTTTCTCTATCAATATCCCAATACTTTGGCATATCAATAGTGCCGTGATACAGTGCTATTTCTGACAATACTTTCTTTTGCATACCTATAGGTATGTAATATTTTATTAAAGATAAGTCAAGTACTAGGCTAAAGAATTAGATAAATCCCAAGACTGACCATCTTCATTCCAAGCGTAAACCCATCTATGAGTTCCAGCTGTATTTTGATCTTGTTGTTCTTGAGTTAAAGCAGGTGCATCACCGATTGGAGATTTCCAAGATGCGCTTGCATTGTGTTTGACCCATGATGCATATGGTTTTTTAGGCCAGAAGATTTGATCATCTTCATCCCAAGTATAACCAATACCAGCGTAATTACCTCTGAAAGGTGTTCCACCATTTTTGTGTTGTCCACCAGATGTGTTGTAAGAAGTTTGAATCCACATTTGTGCAGGCCAGTTATTGTGCCTTTCCAAATATTGTTGACCTACTGCTTCGTCTTCAACTCCATCAGCGTTAAGCATATCTTTGTTATCAAGTGTTAATACTTGAATAACTTTTCCGTTTGCTCCTAGTTTTGCAAAATGTGCCATAATGTTTCTCCTTATATATGTTTTTTAATTTTAAATCAACTATTGATATTTATACCTTATAATAACTATTCCTGAACCACCGCTACCACCATTTTGATAACCAGGTGAGGATATATAGCCTCCGCCACCTCCGCCACTGCCAGTATTAGTAGTTCCTGCTGTTCCACTACTTGAACCACTACCTGCTCCACCACCACCTGGTCCACCACCACCTCCAGAACTTCCAGGTGATCTACCTCCTCCACCACCACCTCCAGCTCTTGTAACTGGTGAAGCTGATATTGAAGTTGAAATTCCATTTCCTCCAGCACCTGAAGTTCCTGTAACTCCATTATTTCCAACACCTCCTGCTCCACCACCACCTCCTGCAGATCCAGCTTCTGGTGTACCAGGAATTGAAGCAATCCCACCATTGTTTCCTTGAGGTGGACTTACTGGTGGAGTATTTCCAGTACCACCACCTCCTGTACCACAACTATCTCTTTGTCCTCCACCACCTCCAGATCCTCCGTTGTTTTTAGGTTGAGGCCAACCTGCATTTGCAAATTTTGCACCTGCTCCTCCACCTGCTGATGTTACTGTTGAAAAAATTGAGTTTGATCCTGCAGAACCTCCAGGACCGCACGTATCGGAAGGGCCTCCTGATCCTCCACCACCTACTGTGATTGGATATGCTGAAACTGAAACTGGTAAAGAAGTAGCACTTGCTAAAGGAGAAGCTGTCCAAGGACCTGCAGGGTTTTTTGATTCTCTAAAACCACCTGCACCGCCTCCTCCACCTACACCACCTCCACCACCAGCAACAACTAAATAATCAACAATTGCTAAATTACCTGATCCTGCTGATATACAAAAAGTTCCTGGTCCTGTGAATGTATGAATTTTGTAATCTCCACAACAAGTTATTGTTCCGCCTGTTGCTGTAATAAAAGCTGGAGGAACACCAGTCGTATCACTATCTGATCCTGTGACTGATTTCCAACCTCTTGTTGAATCTACATATACTAATGAAACTGCAATACCTTGCGTATTTAAAGTTGCATCAGCATTTGTACCATTGATTTTATCTGTTCCGTTTGGAGTGATTGTTACATTATTAGTTTGAAAAGTTGATGCATAATCTGAAATACCTACTATGTCCCCTGCACTACCTGCTGGTAATGTAACTGTAATTGCACCAGATGTAGTATTTACAAAATACCCATTACCACTCACTGCTGTGAATGATGCTGTCTTTGCAGTCGTATCCCAATCCACTGTACCTGTACGACCAAAACCTGTCTGTGTTGCACCACATGCTAATGCAATGGCTGCTCCACTTGAACCAATTGTAATATTGGAACCACATCTTGAAACAATAACATTTCCTGCAGTGTCTTTAACTGCAGCTGTTTTAAGATTAGCTCCAGTTGCTACAACAAAATCATCTCCGCTATCTCCTAATGTAACTGTTGTACATGTTTGTTTAGGACTAATTTTATTTACTTTTATTTCACTCATAATTTACCTAATTTTGAAATTTATACCTTATTACTACGATTCCGCTACCGCCTGTACCACCTGCTCCATTAAAACTTCCACCACCACCGCCACCACCGCCAGTGTTTGTTGTACCTGCTGAACCTGTGCCATCTGGACTGCCTCCTCCATTTCCACCGCCACCAGGACCACCTGATCCAGCACTACCAACATCTCCCCTTCCAGCACCACCACCGCCAGCTCTTGTAACTGGTGATGCTGTTATACTACTAGCTACACCTGGACCACCAGGTCCAGAAGTACAAGCTGTTCCATTATTTCCTGCACCACCTGCACCTCCGCCACCAGCATTGTTATAAGCAGGAGCTCCTGGAGTACCATCACCACCTGGTTGTCCTTGAGGTGGACTAACAGGAGGTGTATTACCTGCACCACCAGTACCTCCGTAAGAGCCTCCTCCGCCTGATCCTCCTGGATTACCTGATTGGCATTCTCTCCCACCACCACCGCCACCAGC